ACGCCGACCCGGCCGACCCGACCGCGTGGGCGCAAGCAAACCCGGCGCTCGGCATCCGCATCAGTGAAGAGTTCATCGCTCGCGAGTATGCGGCGATGAGCAACGACCTCGACTGGTTCAAGCAAGAACGCTTGAGCATCTGGCCGAAGCGGCAGGCCGAGAGCGTACTAGCCGAGCCCGCTTGGCTTGCGTGCGTTGACGAGTCGTCGACGATGTCGGACCCGGTGACGTTTGGGATTGATGTCTCGCCGGATCGGACGTGGGCCGCCATTGGTGCGGCTGGCTCGCGGCCTGACGGCTCAAAGCACGTGGAGCTTGTGGAGTTCCGACGCGGCACGGGCTGGGTTGTGGAGCGCATCACCGAGCTGGTGAACAAGTGGCGACCGTCCGCGGTTGTCGTCGATGCTGGCGGTCCTGCTGGTGCACTACTCGCCGACCTTGAGGCCGCGCGCATTGACGTGACGCTGACCTCGACTCGCGATTACGTGCAGGCGTGCGGCATGTTCTTTGACGCCGTTGATGGCGGGTTTGTCTGGCACCTAGGCCAGCGCGAGCTGAATGAGGCCGCGCTCGTTGCTAAGCGTCGACCGCTTGGCGACTCGTGGGCGTGGTCGCGCAAGTCGAGCACTGATGTCTCTATCTCGCCGCTTGTCGCGGTCACTCTTGCGCACTGGGCTTGTCGTTCAACTGGCGCACCAGTCGAGCCGTCCGTCTACGTAATTTAGGAGGTTCGCCATGTGGTTGTCGTTGTTGCTCACGATCGTCGGTGGTGCGCTTGCCGTCGCTGGTGTGGCACTGGTGTCTGTTCCAGCCGCGTTGATCGTTGCCGGCGTGGGACTTGTTGCGGCTGGTCTACTGACGGATTCGGATGTGTTCAATAAATGAGTCGTTTGATAGATCGAATCCGCACGGGTGGCGCCGACCGTTCGCTTCTGCCTGAGCCTGAGCTTGTCGCTTTCATGTCGCAGACGTGGGGCGGCACGAAGTCTGAACAAATTTTGCGCACGTACCGCGATTATTCGGCGTTGGGTTACTCGTCGAATTCGGTTGTGTTTTCGTGTGTGCTTGCTCGACTCCAGATGATCGCTCAAGCCGAGTTCAAGTTTCAGGATTTGGCTACGGGCAAGTTGTATGACGACCCTGAGCTGGAGATTCTGCGAAACCCGTGGCCAGGTGGCACGACGGGTGACTTGCTAGCCCGCGCGGAACAACACAACTCAATTTCGGGTAACTTCTTTGTGCGCCGCGAACTTGACACGCTCGTTTGGATGCGGCCCGACTGGGTTGAGATCGTTTCATCGCAAGGCTTGAACGGCCGCCATGACGTGCTGGGCATTCTGTATTCAGAGGGTGGCTTAGGTGAATCTGACGGCACCTTCTACAACGTCGAGGACATCGCACACTGGGCACCAATCCCTGACCCGCTAGGCCGCCACCGTGGCATGTCATGGCTCACGCCCGTCCTGCGCGAAGTGAACGCCGATGTGGCAATGACGCGGCACCGGCAAGTGTTTTTCGACAATGCGGCCACGCCTAATCTGATGCTCAAGTATCAGCAGAAGCTGAACAACGAAACGCTCATGTCCATCAAAGAACGTTGGCAGGCGCGTTACGGCGGCCCTGCTGGCGCTGGCGGCACTGTCGTCCTCGACGAGGGCGCTGACTTGAGCATTGTTGGCTCAAGTTTCAAAGACATGGATTATGACGCGGTGCAATCGGCCGGCGAGGCGCGTATTGCTTCAGCGGCTGGCGTGCCTGCGATCGTTGCCGGCTTGTCTCGCGGGTTGGATGCTGCGACCTACTCCAACTATGAGCAGGCGCTGAAGGCGTTTGGTAATGGCACGATGGCGTTCTTGTGGCAGTCGATCTGTTCGGCTTTGACGCCGCTGGTGAATGTGCCTGACGGTTCACGTTTGTGGTACGACGTGAGCGGTATTCCTGCGCTGCGCGATGGTGAGAATGCGCGCGCGCTCACGATGCAAATTCTTGCCCAGACGGCCTCAACGTTGTTGACGGCCGGCTACGAATCGTCGTCGATCGTTGATGCGTTGACCGCTGGCGATATGACTTTGCTGAAGCACACCGGATTGGTGTCTGTGCAGTTGTACAAAACGGCAGCAAAAGAAGATGCCGCTCTGGCGATTAGCAATATTCCTGTCAGTCCCGTTAACCAGTTCAGTTCGCCGACATTGCCAGGTGCATGACGTGATGGGGCCATTACACAAGGAGACAATTGCATGACGGCTCTGTCGCGCTCATTTACATCCGACCTTGAGGTTCGCTCCGATGGCGAAGGGCGAACCATTCAGGGCATCGTCGTGCCTTACGGCCAGACCGCAAAGGTCTCCGATGGTGGTCCGTCGTATCAGGAGCGTTTCCAGCGTGGTGCTTTCTCAAAGTATTTGAGCGAAAAACCTGTTGATCGTTTCGCGTTGCGTCTGCTTTCACAGCACGACGCCAACAGGCCGCTCGGTCGAGCCGTCGACATGGTCGAAACTGACGCGGGTCTTATGGGCTCTTTCCGCGTGAGCGACACTGCCTATGGCCGCGACCAGCTTGAGCTGGTGCGAGACGGAGTGCTCGGAGCGTTCAGCGTTGGGTTTATCCCAATTCAGGCCAAGCGCGACGGGTCGGTCACCGTGCGCACTGAAGTAGCGATGCGAGAGGTGAGCCTAGTGACCTTCCCGGCTTATGAGGGCGCGGTCGTCACCGGCCTGCGCCAGTTGGCACCTGATGAGCAGATGCTTGCCCAGCAACTTCTTGCCTGCCTCACTGTCGCCGACGTGAAACTTGACCCGATCATTGACGCGCTCGCGTGCGCCGATGGTGCGCTTGACATGGCGCAATCGGTCATCTCTCAAATTCTCGGAATGCCTAATCCGAACATGGACGACGAACAGGCCGAGGGTATGGCCTACGACATGGCCGGCATGGGAGCCGACATGGGCGACATGACGCCCATGCAAATGTCGTCCTCACTCACTTCCCTCGCGCGACGGCTTGACGAAGCCATCAGCGCTAGGGCTTCCACCACTCCAACCGGAGCCGGTGCCGATGGGCCGCTCACGCACCCAGGTCGGTTCGTTATCGCTCGCAACGTGTTGCGAGTTTCACTCATCGAAAGAGGTATCAAATGAGTAAGCGCATCGAGGAGCTGTCGACCACAGTTGATTCGCTCCGCACTGAGATGCTCGCGCTGGCCGACGTTGAGTCGCCCACTGCTGAGCAGGCGACCCGGTCGGAGACCATTGTTGCCGAATACGACGAGGCCGTTACCAGCCTCGCCTCCGCTCGCGCGCTGGAGGAGAAGGCCGCCGCGGTTCGTACCGCTGCCGCTGACCCTGCCAACCGTGAATCCGGCTTCGGTGCTCCCGAGGTCATCATTAAGCGCAGCCCGTTTGAGGGTGTGGAGCCTGGTGCTGTCAACCGCATGGATTCGGCCGAAGTTACGGCCCGAGCCCTCACCGCAATTGAGTCCGCTAGCGGCTACGTCAGCGACTGGCAAGAGCGCGCCACGCGTCTGATTGAGAACTCGGCCGAGGTTCACGTAACCACGCCGACCGAGGTCGCCCGTCACGCACTGCTCACCGGCTCGCCCGCGTACCACCGCGCGTTCTTGAAGGTGCTTCAGTACCCGATGGACTTCCACTCAATGCTAGAGCCTGAAGAGGCTGCCGCGTTCCGTGCTGCTCTGTCGACCACTGCCGCCAATGGTGGTTACGCGATCCCGTTCCTGCTTGACCCGACGGTCATCCTGTCGAACACGGGTGCTGCTAACCCGTTCCGCCAGATCAGCCGCATTGAGACTGGCGTCTCAAACAAGTGGAACGGCATCTCCTCCGCCGGTGTCACTGCCGAGTGGAAGACGGAGAACTCGGCCGCTGCCGACGCTTCGCCAACTCTTGCGCAGCCTTCGGTTACCGCCTACCTTGCCGACGCGTTCGTTGCGGCATCGTTTGAGGTGCTTGAGGACACGGCTCTCGCCAACTCCCTCCCGGCTCTCTTCGCTGACGCGAAGGACCGCCTTGAGGATGCGGCGTTCGCCACCGGTTCTGGTTCAAGCCAGCCCAAGGGCATCGTGACTGCCGTTACCGCTGTCACCACGTCGCGTGTTTCGCCTACCACGGGTGGAACGTTCACGACCGCTTCACGCGCCGATGTTGACGCCGTGATTGAGGCCGTGCCGCCGCGATTCCGTAGCAAGTCCTCGTGGATCGCCAACTACTCAACCTACGGCATTATTCGCCGCATGGATCAGTACGGCGGCTCATCGTTCTGGGCGAACCTCGGAGCGAACCAGCCCAACGAGCTGCTGGGCCGTCCTCAGTATGAGGCCTACAGCATGGCGTCGACGATCACCACGGGCAGCAACATCCTGCTCGCCGGTGACTTCTCGCAGTTCCTCATCTTCGACCGCATCGGGTCGACGATGGAGTACATCCCCAACACGTTTGACACGACGTCGGGTCGTCCGCTGGGTCAACGTGGGTGGTTCTTCAACTGGCGCGTCGGCTCCGACGCTCTGGTTCCTGGCGCGTTCCGCGTGCTCAAGCTCT